CCCATCTGATCCAACAAACCCGTTCGGCGATTCTATATTTGATTCCGATGAAGCGCGGGCCGCGGACCTTGCAGACTTGCAAGCTAAAGCGAACATGACGGCAGCACAGATTGCGGGCATCACTCCGGCGGAGCAGATTACATCGGAGGCTCGTACACCGGCTGCGGATATCACAATTTCTGTCCCAACGGGCGCTGACTACAACTTTAGTCGTGACGTGTTGGGTATTGATCAATCCATTCCGCAGATGTCTTTGGCCCCAGAGTCAAGGCCTTCACAGTTTGACCGACAGGCTCGTATGGGCGAGGTGGCTGGCCCGATGTCCATGGCCCCTGTAGACCAGACTCGTTTTTCTGGAGAGGACATGATGCGTCAGGCGGAAGATGTTTTGGATGCGCGAGCGGTTGATGAAGCCGTGTTTGGTGATCCTTCTGGCATCCCATCCCTGACGCTTCGAGCAGGGGCTGAAATTGTTAATGCGCTGGAGTCTACGTTTGGTGGAAATCAGGCGCGGAAGATGGTGGATGTGGCCAATCGGCCGGGTGGGGCCTTTGTCCGTGATCCGGCGACCGGTGAAGTATTGGGCGCGGTTGGACCGGAAGAGAATATTCAATCTGCGTTTATGGGTGCGCAGGATGCTGTGTATGTCGGTGATCCGCGGGGCTATGAGCAGGGCGTTGAAATAGGGACCTCGGTCCTCGGACCTGACACCAATGTCCGTGATGTTGGAACTCAGGATCCGTTCACTGGTCAGCTTGAAGGGCGTCCGGGTGCGGATTATTCGACCCCTGTGATAACAGAATCGAGAGACGGGGACGGCGGACAACGTCTTTTGCCGCCTCCAGTACCACCTGAAGCGGTGCCAACCACGCCGGAAGAGTATCAAGGGCGTAATATTGTTGGCGAAGCGACTGGTTATGTACCGCGTGGCCCGATCAATTATGCGTATACCGGGCTACCAAGCTTGGCGCCAACTGCGATTCGTCCATCATTCCAGGCCCGAGGACAGTACAGTCCGCTGTTTCCGATAGCGCAGCCGGGGACGCGATATCCGGATCTGCAGCCGATAGCGCCGGGTGGTGATTTTGGTCTACCTCCGGGCGTTCGCACACAGGCACCGGGACCAAGCGGTCCGGTGAATGTCCCGACTTACGGGGATATTCGAGATGCGAGACAGTTTAACCCTTCAACACCGGTCCGGATGGGCCGTCCGCAGGGGATCTCGGGCCTGACGAAGTCTTAACCGATGTCCGCGGTCCTCGAAACTTTACCTGATGAGGTTGTGCATCACGTCTACGATGGCTTTGTTGAGGGCCGTCACCACCGAATCATTGCAGAAAAGTTGGAACGTATTGCGGCTGGCGAGCTAAAACGCTTGATCGTGAACATGCCACCACGTCATTCCAAGTCAGAATTTGCGTCTTATCTCATGCCCGCGTGGTTTTTGGGCCGTAATCCGAAGTTAAAGATTATTCAGGCAACGCACAACACTGAACTGGCGGTCAGATTTGGTCGAAAAGTGCGTGATTTGATGGGCACGGACCATTATCGGGATATTTTTCCCGAAACAGAGCTAAAAGCCGACGATAAAGCCGCGGGCCGATGGGGAACTGCGGCCGGTGGTGAATATTTTGCGGCTGGTGTAGGTGCTGCGGTGACTGGTCGTGGTGCGGATTTGTTCATTATTGACGACCCTCACTCGGAACAAGACGCTTTGAGCGAGACTGCGTTCGATCATGCGTACGAATGGTACACTTCTGGTCCTCGACAGCGTCTCCAACCTGGTGGTGCAATCATCCTTGTTATGACAAGGTGGGGTAAAAAGGACCTGACAGGTCGCTTACTCGCCAATCAAGGTAGTGATATCATGGCGGATCAATGGGAAGTTGTAGAGTTCCCTGCGATTTTGCCTTCAGACAAGCCGTTATGGCCTGAGTTCTGGGAAAAAGACGCATTATTGTCGATCAAGGCGTCTTTGCCCGTTCAAAAGTGGAATGCGCAGTGGCAACAGACCCCAACATCGTCAGATTCTGCGATTATCAGGCGAGAATGGTGGCAACCGTGGGAAAAAGACGAGATCCCACCTGTAAAATACATTTTGCAAGCGTATGACACGGCGTTTTCGAAGAAAGAGACCGCTGACTACTCTGCTATTACCACTTGGGGCGTATTTGAACCCGAGGAAGGCGGTCCCGACAACATAGTTATACTGGGAGCCAGACATGGTTGTGGTCGAAGCGAAAGCGACGGGTACACCGCTCATTGACGAGTTGCGGCTACGCGGTATTCCAGCATTGGGCTTCTCGCCTGGTAAAGGCAGGGATAAGGTAACGAGGATGCACATGGTTGCGCCGTTATTTGAAGCTGGTGTAGTATGGGCACCAAGTGACAAGAAGTTTGCTGACGAGGTCATTGAGGAGGTGGTTTCATTTCCTAATGGCGATCATGATGACTTTTGTGATAGCATGACGTTAGCACTGATGCGTTTTCGTCAAGGGGGTTTCATCTCTTTGCAGAATGAAAACGAGGAACATGACGAATACCGTCGTAAGCGGGAGTATTATTGATGGCACTGCCACCACTTGTAGATTCAGGGATCCGTCCCGAAGACATGCAGGCCGACGAGACGTCGGTTGATGTGTCTGTAGCGCAGCCCGAAGATTTTTCAGGGGGTGCAGAGGTTATTGATGATGGTCAAGGTGGGGCAATCGTCCAGAGCTTGGCAGAACGTATCGCTATGGAAGAGGCGGCTGCGGCTATCCCCTCTCACACAGATAACTTAGCGGAGTATTTGGATGATGGATATCTTGGAGAGATTTCGTCCGACTTACGAGCGTCTTATGAAGATGATTTGGACTCTCGGTCAGAGTGGGAAGAGACTTATACAAAAGGTTTGGACCAGCTTGGTGTCAAGTACCAAGAACGTACTCAACCGTTTGAAGGAGCTAGTGGCGTCACGCACCCGTTGATTTCGGAAAGCGTCACCCAGTTTCAGGCGCAAGCCTACAAAGAATTGTTACCTGCGGGTGGCCCTGTGCAGACACAGGTATTGGGAATGCAGGATGTTGCTCGTGAGGAGCAAGCGGCTCGTGTGAAAGACTTCATGAACTACCAGATCACAGAGGTGATGGAAGAGTTTGATCCTGACATGGATCAGTTGTTGTTCTATTTACCGTTATCGGGGTCGTGTTTTAAGAAGGTTTACTTTGACGAGGCGAAGCAACGGGCGGTATCTAAGTTTGTACCAGCCCAAGACTTGGTTGTTTCGTATGCGGCGTCTGATCTACAGACAGCGGCACGGGTTACACATGTACTGCGCATGGATGCGAACGAAGTTCGTAAGATGCAGATTGCAGGGTTCTACCGCGATGTGGAACTAAGCAAGTACGACGAAGACGAAGACGAAGTTCGTCAGAAGGTGGACGAGTTGCAGGGTACGTCCCGCTCTTACACGGATGACGTATATACGATCCTAGAGATGCACTGTGATTTGGACATCGAAGGGTTTGAGGACATGTCTCCTGAAGGAGAGCCTACGGGTATTGCGCTGCCGTACATTGTTACGATTGACGAGGGTTCTGGTCAGGTTTTGTCGATCCGTCGTAACTTTGAAGAGGGTTCAGAGCTTGCTCGCAAACAGCAGTACTTTGTCCACTACAAGTTCATGCCTGGTCTAGGTTTCTATGGTTTCGGTTTGATCCACATGATTGGTGGCTTGGGTCGTGCGGCGACCAGTATTCTGCGTCAGTTGATCGATGCGGGTACGCTTGCCAACCTTCCAGCGGGTTTCAAGGCACGGGGTGTTCGTGTTCGTAACGACGATGAGCCGTTGCAACCAGGCGAATGGAGAGACATCGACGCTCCAGGTGGCAACATCCGTGACTCTATTATCCCACTGCCCTACAAAGAGCCTTCAGGAACGCTTGCACAGCTTCTAGGATCGCTCGTGGATAACGGAAGACGGTTTGTCTCACTGGCAGACCAGCAAGCCTCTAACATGAATCAGGAGGCTCCTGTGGGCACCACAGTGGCATTGCTTGAACGCGGCACGAAGGTGATGTCTGCAATACACAAGCGTTTACACTACTCCCAGAAGAACGAGTTCCGTATCTTGGCTCGTATATTCCGTGACAATTTGCCGCAGGAGTACCCCTACGATGTGGCGGGTGGGGACCGCACGATTATGGCAGCGGACTTTGACGGGCGTGTTGATGTCGTTCCTGTTAGCGATCCAAACATCTTCTCTATGTCGCAGCGTGTGACACTAGCTCAAACTCAGTTGCAGTTGGCGCAGTCTAATCCGCAGGTACACAACTTACATGCAGCTTTCCGTCGTATGTATCAGGCACTTGAGGTGCAGAATATCGACGAGATTTTACCGCCACCGCCACAGCCCCAACCCTTAGACCCGTTGATCGAGAACGCTCGTGCCCTGACAGGGGAGTTATTGAGAGCGTTTGATGGTCAGGATCATGATGCGCACATTGAGTTGCACGTTATGTTTATGAAGACGCCTTTGGTTATGACGTCACCGCAGGTTATGGGTATCTTGATGGGTCACATTCAAGAGCACGTAGCGAAGAAGGCTCGTGAGATGGTTATGACTCAAATCCAAGGTTTGATATCACAGGTGCAGTTGATGGCGCAGTCTGGGGCGATTGACCCACAAGCAGCACAGCAACAGATTGCGGAAGTACAGCAGCAGATGCAGGATCCTGAAGAGGTCGAAAAGATGGTCGCTATGCAGGAAATGCAGTTGATGAACGATTTGATGCCGAAGATCACACCGCAGGGTCAGGATCCAATGAACGATCCTCTAGTACAAATCCGTATGCAGGAGTTGGCTGTGAAGCAGCAAGACATGCAGCGTAAGGCACTAGATGATGCGGCTCAGATTGATCTTGAGATACAGAAGATGCAGCAACGTGCGGCTACAGATGCGGCTCGGATTGAGAGCATGGAAGACATCGCTGACCAACGCAACGACACGAACCTTGAGCGTATCGAGGTGCAGCGTCAGAAAATGCAGCGAGGTTAGTATGCCGCTCAAGAAAGGTAGCTCACAGGACGTTATCAGTAGCAACATCAAGACGGAGATGGCTGCTGGCAAGCCTCGTAAACAAGCTGTAGCGATTGCTTTGGATAAGGCTGGCAAAAGCAAGTACGCTAGTGGCGGGTTCGTGAACAAGAGGTTTAGTCCGATTGCCCGACCTCAAAGGTTTTCTGGAGAGTTCTGATGTTGTGTACTCTGGTCCTCGTAGCTTGGGGTCAGAGTTTTCAGCTTGGCTTTTATAAGTCTTGCTTTTACGACTGCGGGTCGAAACGTTTTGGATATTATGATAGAGTATATCGTGTAAGTCCTGAGTACGTTTGCCCTGCGAGGTTACAGCTAACATGATCGATCCATTAACAGCGTTGTCTGTCGCCAGTACGGCGGTAGGGCAGATGCGTCAGCTTATTAACGCTGGTCGCGATACGTCACAAGCTATGACTAAGTTTGCAGGAGCGTGGGCCGATCTTAACGAGGCGGAACGCAGAGCGAAGAACCCGCCGTGGTATAAGTCTTTTGGTGGTGATATGGAGCGGCAAGCTGCTGAAGCATTTGCTGCGAAAAAGAAAGCACAGGCTCTGAAGAAGGAGCTAGAACAAATGATTCAGTTTGTTCACGGACCATCAGGTTTAAGAGAGTACAAAGATATTCTGCGTGATATGCGTGAGCAGAAGCGTAAGCACGAATACCGAAAACAAGAGATCCAAGATGCAATTATTACTTGGACTTTTGGTATTTTAATCAGTCTTGCGGGGGCCGCAGGGCTGGCTGTTATGTTTTACTTTATCGGAAAGCAGCAAGGCAAATGGTAGATGCGTTTGGAACAGATCGGGCGCATGAAATACGCAGTATATGACAAACGTGGGAAAGTGGTTATAATAACGTCAAGTCGTATTATAGCAGAGAGGTACGCAAATGGCGACGATATTGGATAACTGGAAGGTGTTGCCACGTTTGATGATGCTGGTTTTTACCTTTATGTCGTTCCGTGTGGTTGAGTGGTTCATGAGCTTAGAAGACCCTACAACTCAGCAGGCGGGACTTGTAAGTGTTGTAATGGGAGCCGCCACAGGAGCGTTTGCAGTGTGGATGGGTAAGGAGGTCAAGTAATGTTACAAGCATTGATAGGACCACTGACTGAGTTAGCAGGTGGATGGCTCAAGGGTAAAGCCGATGCCCAAGCTGCCGCTGCAAACCTAAAGCTAGTCGAGGCGGAAGCGAAAGCGACCATAATGAAGAGTGCCGCTACGTCGGAAGCGGAGTGGGAGAAGATCATGGCGCAGGGCACCATGAACTCGTGGAAAGACGAGTATCTTGTTCTCCTCTTCTCAATCCCGTTAATCCTTTGTTTTACGGGGGATTGGGGGCGCACCACGGTTGCTGAAGGCTTTGCTGCTTTGGAGACAATGCCCGAGTGGTATCAATATACGTTGGGTGTAATCGTAG